GCTGCTAAAGCTGGCTATGCTTGTGCACGCCCTGAACCCGATTATGGCGTGGATCTTCAAGTTAGGGACGTAGATGAAGAGTATATAAGTGAAACAGAAACAAATTACCAAGATTACGGATATACCCTGGATATTTCAGCTAAATCTACCCAAAATATTAGAATAATTAATAGTCATATTCATTATGATCTGGATATCAAAGCATACAATAATTTAATAAAAAAGCGCGGAACTCCGGCAATCTTAGTTCTTTATCGTATGCCCTCTGATGAAGTTCATTGGTTATCGATTCAAGAAGATAGTACCATTCTGAAACATTGTGGTTATTGGATGTCATTACGAGGGGAACCACCTTCGACAAGTTCCACTACGCAAGTTGTGAAGATACCAAAAAATCAAATATTTTGCGAGTCATCACTTAAGGTACTAATGACTAAAGTTCGAAATGGCGAATATCTGTGATGGATGAATCTCTAATAGGCAAATATCCAATAGAGCAAATAGAGGTAAGCCACTTAAGGCATTATCTCTCAGATAGAAATTGGGTAGTGGAACCTTTCGGTCGCAAAGAGGTGCTTAAATTCAGATCTCCAAAGCCCGTCAGAGAGAATAAATATTTTGAGATATTAATACCTTCTGATAAAGATTTAGTAGATTACCTTTCCATAGTTATAAATGCCTTAAAAGGTATATCCTCTTATGAGAAAAGGTCTATCGATGAGATTATACCACAGATGCTAGTCTTCGGTGATTTATTAAAATTCCACATAGCTACGAAAAGTACCAAAATGGGTAATATACCATTTGGGGAAGGTCTGCCTTTATATGACGGCATAAGAGACCTTCTTATATTCAGTGCATGTGCCGAACAGTTCCCTGGAAAAAGGTTCTTTTCTAAAAGACTAAAAGCAGCAACTATCTTTGCTGATTCCAGCTTAATTGCTCCAAGCAATTATGGGAGTTACGTAGCTAATATCCTGTGTCCCGTTCCGAGAAGGGATTCTCAGGGAGTGGCTATCGATGAATACCCACCGATTGAGAGGCGATCTGTAATACGTATTCTTCGTGGCCTGAAAGATGTAACCAATGCAGTTGAAAATGACAATCCCAACCATATAGTAGATAATTATCAGAAAGGTCTTAATGCCAATATGTGCGAAGCATTGATAAGCGTAATAGAAGTTGCAAAAGGGAATGATCTTAATTTTAGGGCAAGCTTAGCTCCTTTATGGGCTGTTCCAGAGGATATTGTTACAGAAATATCACTAAAACCCTCTTCAAAAGAATATCTAGAGGCGGCATCAAATGTTTTTGATGAGCAGATACCCAAAGGCAAATGTACTTTATTTGGGATGGCACTTAACCTCAAGAGGAATCCCCAAGAAGAAGAGAATATTATTAGATTAGCCACAACAATCGAAGGAAGAGGAGATGCGACAGTAGCAATCCCTCTTGATGAAGCTTCATACCGAAGAGCTGTTGATTCGCATAAAGAAGAGCGATTTATTAGGGTTACAGGAACTCTAGAAAAGATTAATGGAAGATGGTATCTTACAAGTCCCGAAGGACTTGAGATAATTGGGGATATAGATCCCAAAAAGATACAAATAAACCAAAAATTAAAAAGCAAAATGGAGCGGACACTTAAAAGGAGAGTAAAACCCAATCTAGAAAAGAAGATAGATTCCTTCTAGAAATAAAGTAGAGCAATTATTGTTCGGTTTTATACCTCATAAAATATTCATTCCCCATTATCTCGCGAGGAGAATTTGCGGCTATTGCCACCTTAGATGAGACATCCATCTTGAACACCTTTGGATGCAAAAGAACTGCATGCCCAAAAAGTCAAACAGCGCACCCCGCAGCGAGCTGCGGGGTATTCGAATAAATAAAATATCAGTCGGATATTACCAACTGATGTTTATTTAAATTTCGTCATATCTAAATGTGAGAGTCTCATTAGCCTTGTCGCCCTGAGTGGCGTCAGTGGCTATCTTGACCTGGGATACGATCGACTTTGATCCGCCCTCACTAGTGTAGTCGGTGGTGTCAACAGTCAGCGGAGAAGCCGATGTGTAAGAATCCGCATCTGCTGGGTCTGCTGTCTGGCTCTTGTAATAGTCGTGGCCGTTGGTGCCGTCCTTGAGGTAGTATCCAGACGTACCCTGAGTACCGGCAGCTATCTCATAGCTGGCAGCGGGACAACCATTGTCGCCGGAGTCTCTCCTGCCAACCAGGAGCATGCCACCGGTGCCAAGAGCCCAGTTAGTCTTGACGTTCCCGGAAGTGAACCACCGGATGTTGTTGATCTTGGTAAACGACCCAGAAAAGTAGATCCTGTGGTGCTTCCAGTAACTGTAATTAAAACCAGCAGACGGGACGACACAAGGGTCGTTGTCTCCAGGATTATAAGCATCTCTGGTGCAATATCTACCCTGAGTAATAGTTGTCCAGGTGGGGCTAGCACCATTGCCCTCTTGGACAGAAACAGTTGCAGTCATGAAAAAAGCTCCCCTGCTTTCAGCGCAGGGAATTTTCTAAGTGATCTAAAATAGAATCAGAAATATTTTTTAAGATCCGGTCGATGTTCTCGTCGAAAGTAGACCGGAGAAAAGACCTTTGGGGAGGGTGGTCGGGAATAACAATGCTGCCGAATTCGTTGATAAGAGCCCTTTCGGCAATCTCAGCATCAAATATACCGATCTCAGCCTTGGCTTTATCGGCATCACAGGTAATCTGCCAGGTAACGGCAGCCATCATCTCCCCGGTTTCCATTAAGGTATGACCGTGTCCCTTTTTCCTTACTGTCGACTCCGCGTTGGGAGGAGGCACGCCTCGAAGAATGTTCTCGACAATTCTTTCTTTCAGGTCGACAGCCCCGGCCTGCAGGGCATCGACAATCTCGGTATCCATGGAAGTGTTCAGTTCTTGATGCTGTGCTCGATCTGATCGACCTTGATCATGATCGCTCTAGCCTGCGCATCGTGGTCTTCAAGCCGTTCTGCGATCTTGTCCATGGCAGTTGTAATATCTCGCATCTGAGCAACGATCTGCAGCTGAGTGTCACAGGCATTCTTCAGCTGGGTGTTCATCTGCTGAGTGACCCACCAGACAAGAAAAGCAGCCAGGCCAATGGCAAGGCCTTGGTTTGTGACGAAGGCAATGAGTTCGGATTCCATCGTTTCCCCCTCGGAATCCTACCCAACCTATCTCGAGAGAACGGGACCGAGGAACACTATCATCTCGCTCAGGTCGGTCTTGATCTCCACGGCCTTACTGGAAATCTTGGCCCACTCCTCGGGAGTAAGGCTCTCGTCCTTGCCGGCCTCTGCGATTGTCTGCAGGAGATCAGTCACATCGACCAGGAGTTCTACTACATCTCCTATAGCAGAGATAACCTTGCCTTTGAACCCCATGAAAGCGAGCCCGCCGACCGAACCGGCGATGACTAAAACAGAAGATACAATAGTTGGGTAATCGAGTTCCATCATGTAAAAATCACCTTTTAAAATTGAAGCATCAGTAAAGTAGCCAGCCGGGCCGAATTAGTCTGCCCATCGACCCAAAAGCTATAAGTTGCCTTATAGAAGCATCTGATGTGCTTTTGAGCAAGACAATCTTGCTGTTAACCTCACGGTTAATCACTTCCCCTGCAGGGCTCCAGATGCCTTCGGAGTCGGTAGATCCAGGGAGTTGATTCAATACCCTATCGCTATATGAAAGATAAGCAAGATAGGCTGCATAGTTGATCTTGGCCAGCTCGACAGTTTCAGAAGAAGCCGTAGATCGAGCAGCCAGAAAACCTATGAACGTCCCAGCCCTATCGATGGCCTCCTGAATAGCGTCATCAGGAAGCTCTTGCGCCTGGGGTATGTTGATGATCGCCCGAACCTCGGATACAGTAACCATCGGGCCTCACCAGTCGCTATGAGTCCTATCGAGACCGTATCCGCTGGGTTGCATAATTCCTCTGTAGAAGTAAGGATCGACGTCCGAAGCACCATTGAAGGGCTTGGGAGCATGCCTGGCAGCCCTTTCGATAATATCCAGGAGCTTATTGTATGCAGCTCGGGGAGAGGTATGCGGACCCCTGGTAACGCTCACTCTCAGAGAATCGTCACCAGTTGAGATCGATTGAGCAGGATAGACCCAGTCCGGGTTGGCCATCTCACAGTAATCAGCTATCAGATGAGCAAGACCTGCCTTGGTCTGAGTATCGGTGAGAACGATTCCTCCCCGGTTGAGGAGATCGGCGGCCAGCTCCTCTGCTGCCAGACCGTAGTAGTCATTGAAATGATCATAACCAAGGTATTTCGGCTCAGTAGCCTCGCCTGCGTCTCTCTGAGCCCTGGTCTGGACAGGGATGTAAGCATATTGCAGACTGAAAAAGGAAAGGACAATATCAACATCGACCGCCATTCTTTACCTCAAAAAGTTTTAAACCTTCTTGCAGAGGATCTCTACGAGATACTGGCCCGCCGATCTATCGGCTGCAGCGCCAGTGTAAGCATAAAGATCAGCGCCTTTGGCAAACTGTGCATTGGCCGTCCCTAAGCCTTTCACGCCTGCAACAGACCCGACCATGTTCATGTAAATAGCGTCGCTCATGTCAAGGGTTAGCGTTCCAGTAGCAGGATTAGAGCCGTCTGCGTTCTTGGAGATGACCGTTTGATCATCCACTGTGCCTCCTGCTTTGGCTTCGACCAGCGTGAACTTTGCAGCGATGACCTCGCCAGCACAAGGAGTGGCATCGCAGATCTTTGTGGCTACAGCGGTAGCAGCAGAACCAAAATCGTGCAGCCCGTAAAGAATGAAAGTATCGCTTGGGGCCATAACACTGCCTTCGAGCGTCATAGACCGGGCTATGAGCTTATCGACGGCAACTCCGCCCTCAAGCCTTTCGGTTGGAAGTACCATTATCGTCAACCTCTAAAAGAATCTCTAAAAATTGGGCATTGATCAGAGCCTGTAGGTTCTTCCAGCTGGAGACCTTCGTCTCGCTCAGGACCTGGCCGACTTTGTATGTAGTCTTGCCACCCTGAAAGGAAGTCTTAACTCTGTATTTCATAAGAATAACTCCGATAAGAATAAAGGCCCTCCAGCTGGAGAGCCTGAGTCAATAAATCTAAGCTATTGCACCGGAGAAGAAAACACCAAGGTCAGAGCCTATGATTTTCTGGTCATAGCAGAGGAAACCCTGAGTATAATCCACCATATGACGCTGATCGGGTATCCTCTGGATGGCTAGCTGATAGCCAGCTCCCATGCCAGTGAAAGAGAATGTGTATCCAGATGCAGGCATCATGAGGCTGGGGCTGTCAGGCACATAGCCGAGCCAGGCGTTCTTGCCGAATACCCAGTCTGCAGTAAAGGTAGCAGCACCCTCGTCGGATGTGGCCTTGATAGCAGAGCCGATGTAGAGCTTCTTGATGCCAAGCACGTTGGCGATCATATCGGGAGTGACCACAGGCACCTGAGTGTACTTGTACATCTCCTTGATGACTGGGTGAATCCTGATCTTCTGGTAGACCTGCTCGGACATGACACAGGTGTTGGGAGTGAAGCCGGTCCTACCTTTGACAATCAGGAGGGCCTTGGTGAAGTCCTCGATGGGATTGGAGTTCACGTAGTCGTCCCATTGGACGAACTGTGTGCTGGAGGGACCAGAGGTGACGCCTGTGAGGTCAGTACCCCATTTGCCAGCAGCAAAGAAGTCAGCAGCCCATTCAATCTCTCTGCCGAGAAGAAGGGTCTGGGTGATGAACTCTGCAGTGGCCCTCTCGAAGTTGACAACAGCATCACTATTAGCTGCAATATCCCACCTCAGAGGATGCTCGAAAGCCCTGAACTGACACCCATACGTGGGTGTATTATCCAGGTCGAACATGCTCTGGGGCATGGGAGTTCCCGGAGTCCACTTCCTCCCCCTGTTGCGGAAGAAAGTCTCCTTTGCGAACGTGTAGTACCTGCCAGACAGGAACGGGACAGGAATGTTGGGGAAAATCTTGTCCGCAATGAACTCGGTCCTGTCCTGCATGTAAGCTACGGACATAGAAGAGAGCGGAACGTCAACGTGGACGTCGCCAATATCGGCAGCTTTGTAAATATTTTGGTAAGGGAAAGACATGAAATTTCACCGAAAAAAGAGGTAAAGGGTCCCAAAAGGGACCGAAAAGAAAATTAATTTATTTAAACGCTGAGAGTGTGCTTGATGCCGCCCTCGACGCTTACAGTTGCCAGGCCGTCCAGAGTGGAAGGACCGGCGATATGACATTCGCCCAGGTAGAGGCCCTTATCAGCAGTTACAGCTACCGCTCTGCCGTTATCGTCAGCACCATACTGGACACCACGAGCAAGACCCACGGCCGTGACCCTGACCCTGGACATGCCCTTAATCCTGACCTTTGCAGCCTGGCCTATGTTGGGCTTGTTGACCAGGATACCGTAGGGCTCATCAGACGATGTACAGAGAGCAACCCCTGTGTCAGTCCTCTTGACAATGAAATACTGCTTTGTCCTCAGATCGGCATCGGCAGTGAAGAAAGAGTAATCGGAAACATCAGTTTCGAACAATTCGGCCATTAAAAACCACCTTAAAATAGAATAGTCTAGAGCGCCTTGCGCTTCTCTGACTGGTACTGCATGTACAGGTCGGGATTGTCAGCCCATGCCTTGGCCTCGGCCTGAGCCATGGTAAGACTACCAGCAGACTTCTCAACGTAGGACTTGGCGATAGCCCTGACCTTCTCTACAACGGACCCTCCTGGGACCGAACCAGACTTGCCAACCTCCTGGAACATGGCCGCTTCGATCCTGGTATTGGCAGCCTTCAGGACATCGGATAGCTTGCCGTAAGTCTCAGGAGAGAGCTTCTCGGAAGCCTCCTTGGTGATCAGAGCAATCTCTTCAGGCTTGCCCAGTCGGGTATACTCAGTCGCAGCCTTCTCGACATGCTCCTTGAGTACCCTCATGCTCTGCTCCTCAGCGAAAGCCTTCCTGAGGTCCTCGACCTCTCTGGCGAGCTTGGCCTTCTCGACCTTGGCCTTCTCGGCATCGACCCTAGCCTTTTCAAGAGCCTTCTCGGTCTTGGCCATCTTCTTCATCAGGGACCTGGAGACGGACTTCTCGGCGGGCTCCTTATCTTCGCCCTCTTCCTTCTCCTCTTCCTCTTTCTCTTCTCCCTCCTCCTTGGTGGCTCCAACAGCAGCCGCTCCAGCCCCGCCTTCGCCCTCCATGGCCTCCTTCTCTATGTCCTCAGCAGACTTCTCAAGCTCGTCTGCTTCGGGCTTATCGTTAACAGTAGACATAATTGAATCCTCAAATTGTGCAGATTTAAAAATAATTTTTTTGTTATTCGCGCCTTGTTCGACGAGTGAAACCTCGTCTATCTCCAAATCAGTTAAAAGAGTTGGCAAAAGTATCACCTGAAGACGTCAGGCGGCCTATCAAAATTGCGAATTATCATTAGATCACAGCAGCGGCAGAGGCTCTTCCATGGGAGTGCGAACGCCCTTTCCACCTATCGAAAATCCGGTGATCTTGCCCTCAAGGACATCGTTCCAGATGACAGGGTCGTTAATCTTGACGACCATTACCCATGCGTCCTTCTTAACCGGCTGATTGCCGAGCATGAAGTCCACGGGGGCAATGTAGTTCTGGACCACAACCGCGCCGGCAACACCCTCATGGCGGTTGCCCACGGTTTGTGATCGAATCATGTAGCCATCTGATGCTTTTTCGATCTCCTCAGGCGTACAGATGTCTCCTTGAAGATCGACCTCGTTGGGGCTGAGAACTACGCCGGCTACTTTGTGCTGATAGTTATCGACCTTAGAAATTGGGATCTGGAGCGCCTTGCTGACCGATAGAGTCGATCCGTTGCTATCAGACTCGAACTCCTTCTTCTCAGGCTTAGTGCCTAGAGGAGCATCGACATGGACATCACTGGCGTCTGCAGCCTTCTCCTGGCCGGTCAGGCCGTCAAGAAGCTTCGTCAGCTCTTCAGCATGCTGACGTTCGTCGGCAGCGATTTCAAGGAGCTTATCCTTGATCGCCTGGTCCGTGGCGGTCTCGGCCTGAGCTGTGTAAATCTGATGAGCTTCGACCTCATCTGCCAGATCCGCCTGAAGAACGTCCGTAAGGTTGGGCTCTGCCGCCTCCAGACGGTTGCGAGCTTTGACCTTGCCTCCAGCTGCAGCCCGTGCTCGCTCGAAAATCTCCGATTTTATGTACAGAGGAATGTGAGGATAAGCGTTGACAGCGTCATGGAAAGCGTCCAGGTACTCGCGGCTGTGATGATCCGCCTTTGTGACTGTATAAGCGTGAGGATCAAAACCATCTTGAGCAGCCATAAAATTGACCTAAAAAGTAGTATGCCAGACAATGGGAGGCGAATCCCATCGCCCGTTAGTTGTTTGGGGCTCCTGATTCAGTAATCGTGCAATATCTCATCGAATTGAAAACAATCTATCGTCCTGCTTCCGTCTGCATTGAAATGCAATATAGCAGATCCAATGGAAGGCGTCTGCTTTCGAAGACGCATGTTATCGGTCTGCCCTTGCAAACAGGGTGGTTGAAAAAGAAAAGCTCCCTTATGGTAAGGCATGGAACCCCAAGAATGAAAGTGCCCGTTCACCACCAGGTCAGGTTGCTTGCCAAGCTTACAGGCATATTGAAAAGCTCCCTCCAGTCCGCCTGCAGAAGCATTGGCGCATACATCATGGCCCAGGAAAATCTTGATCTTATCAAGATCGAAGAAAGCCATACCCTGACCCAGATAGCGAAAGTCACTGCGTTCTGATGCAACCGATGAGCAAATATCAACGCCTGCCCACTTGTAGACATTGTTATCGTGGTTTCCAGCTATTATAAACGTGTCAAGATCGCTCGGAAAATTATCGACGACATAGTTAACGACGTCGTCAACTGTGAATAGGAACCTCTCGCACTCGTGCCCCGAACTCAGACCATCTGTCAGGTCTCCAGCGTGGATGACACAATCACAGCCCCTTGCTTTTGCAGTCCCGTAAAATTCCTTTAAATGCGTCAGCTGCTGCCGCTTATGGCCCAGGTGAGTATCGCTCACAACAGCGATACTGCGAGCCTTGGGCACGGGCTTGAGATCCTGAGGATCTACGTTGACCTTCTCCCACCAGAGCTTTTTGAAAGTCTTGCGAGGGATCGGATGGCCGAGCTTCTCCAGACCGAGCAAGACACCGCCCCTGCTGAACGAGCCAGCTTCCTGGTAAGCCCTGATTAGGTCCTCTCTGGTGATCTCATCCAGCGAACCGCCCCCTGGTCAAAAAACAAATTCAAGGATTCTTTGAGGCTATAACAGATTGGACAGCTAACTGGACAGCAGCATAGACGTCAGGCTCACATTCTTCACATACGTCTAAATCCAGGCCGTCGTAGTCCTCGCTGAAGTCGTGGCAGATAAAATAGAGGTCGTAGACCTGACAGATCTTTTCCCTCCTCTCCGAGCTGTCCTTGAGCACGGTCTTTCCGCAAATGTCGCACGTGATTGTTGAAGCGTATATTATTATCCCTCTTGAAAATTAAAAATACTCGTCATGACACCTGCAGCTGGGATGCAGATGAGCGGTCATTGTGCCGCAGGAATACTCCTCGCCGAGACGTGCTACTTCGCCATCCATATCCTTGCACGCCTGACAGGCGCCGCCATCCCGGATCCTCCAGCGTTTCATCTTTTTACCAAGCCCGGCGGCAATACGCATCACTGCAGCAACGTCTGCGAGGTGGGCTTCGTTCCTGTAGATGGCCATGAGCCGGGAGTCTGAGCAAAGGTAAGACTCACGAACACGGAGGATGAACTCCTCCTCAGAGACGCCCCAGCCCTCGACAATCTGGTCTTTTAACCGCACCAGATCGGTGTCAGTCATGGTCTTAACGAACTCCGGGCCGCGTATCTCGAAATATCGCTTTGCCTCGGGATGCCGAAGCTGTATTACGTCCTGGAGCGTGGGATGCTCGGTTGACCTGCCCTTGGTATAGCCAGATAACCAGGCACGGGCCACTATTGCAGCCCAGACCGCACGCCAGATTTTCTGGTTTTTGCCCACCAGATACACTATCAGAGCAGCAGCTATCTTTTTCCAGAGGTCGTTAGTTAAGGGCATAATTGTTTATGGAGAAAACGCAAGCAGCAGTTGTCCAATACTTCAACTGGACGCTTAAAGCTAATATTTCCCGAGCTTTACCGGCGTCTTGCCGGTCTTGCTCTTCATCCTGACCTGACCAGCTCCCTCGATAGGCTTGGTCTCCACGCCAAACTTGGTGCCTGCAGGCCTCATAACCTGGACTCCAGGTCCAGTGTTCTCCAGGTAAAGACCCCGGATAGCCCATAGCGCAAGGCCATCGGTGCCGTATTTCTCCTTCCACTCTCGCCTGGTGAGTTGGTTGCCGCTGTCAGACTCTGTGATGACTACGCCTCTCTCTCCATAAGTCGCTATGATGGCGTTGTAGACGTCTTCGTCGATCACCACACCAATAACCGCACCGGACTTGGGGGCCTTGATAACAGTCTTCACAAAATCCTGGATGACTACCCCAGGGGCTCTGATCTGGCCGCCAGTGGGCAACGACTTCTCTTCTCCATTCCAGGGAATGCATTCCAGCCATTCGATTTCTTCTTCCATATTTTTATCACTCCTGAATAATAATCTGAAAACGAGCTTGAGAAAAAGATCTAAGCCATTATTCTATTTTTAGCAAAATGGCATAGATCAATGCTTGAAAAATCCGTATCTGCGGAGCACTTTAGTTGTGAAATCAGGGAGCTTATTCAGTTCGCTCCTGATCACGTCGTCCGCTTTGGTAGGAGTTGTTAGGTCTTCATCAGGCCAGACCTGGGCCTTGTCCACCTGGGACTGGGTCTCACGTCCTAGCTCGCTATCGGCCTGGCCGTCGGTTATGTCACCGCCTTCTACCATGCCGTTAGAACGGAGGAGCAGCTCGTTCTCCAGGTGCTCCTCCATGATCTTCTTAGCCGACTCTGTTGGGTCAGGCAAGCCTGCTGCCGAGTAGAGGTGCCTGAGCATCTCATCAGTAATCTCTATGGGCACGCCAGCGAACTTCAGTGCCTTCAGGTAGTTGCCCAGCTGCTCCAGGTCAACGCCAGCCGCGTTCTCGTGGACAACCTTCGGAAACTCTTTGATTTTGAACTCCGGGTTGAGGGCGAATAACCGGGGGACCGCGTATCGATTGAATACGTCGCCTATGATGTCCAGGTAAGACTGGAGAGCTACAACGAATACATCGGTCTTGGTGGCAGCAAGGGCATAGGAGCCTATGTTTTCGTGGCCTAGTACAATGAAGTCTGCCAGGACAGTCGCCAGGATCTGGGTATTGTACCTGGAGATAATCTCGTTGGTGTTAAATTGCCGGGCTCCGCCAGAGTTGAGGAGCTTCAGCTCGTACATTGGGATGTTGGTGCCCTCGTATACGTCCGAAGGGAGCACGACACCCTCTTCCGAGTCTCTGCGGATGCCGGCTGCCAGGGATTTATAGGTCTCGTAGGCAGTTTTAGAGTCCTCATCCTGGCCGGTGATGACTTTAGCCGGGATGGTGACTACCGGGAGACCTGCGAGGTCTCTCTCAATGCCTATGCCCTCGATGACTTCAATATTCTGCCGGAATTTCCAGGCCCTGACAGCGTTCCTGAGGATTGACCGACCCTCTGGGTTATTCTTGGAGCTGTCAGTCCTGAAGAGAAGACACTTGGTGAGCGGGATATCTATGAGCTTAAAGTCTGGAGGAGCGAGCTGGCGCATGGCCACGACGTCGCCTGAGCCATCCTCGGCAAACTGCCAGCCAAAAAGTGAGCTTTGAGACCTCAGTGATATCTTCCGCCAGCCGATCTTGCCGTCGGTATAGTTGCTGTGCTTGGAAGGATCCTGGTATTCAGGCCCAAGACGCTGCTTGTAGACTATCTCGGATAGAGCCCAGCCATATATGAGAAATGAAAGGATCTCGTAGATGACATCAGACCAGGGCTGTTCCATATCTACCATGCAAGACTGGAGAAACTCCTGAGCCTCCAGGTCCTCTGTGCTCTGCGAAGCCGGTGTTGTGTACCACTGCACGGCCCGGCAGAACATGCGAATGGCGAACAGCATAGCTCCGATTGTGGAGTCGTTGTCCGACATCTCCCGGTAGACTTTTATTGCCCGGCTAGACGACTGCAGCTCCTGCATGAAGTCGTCCAGGACGAACATGCCAAAGCGACGCAGGCCTGAGGGGGCCAGGGTTACGGTCGGCGGAATGTTATAAATGTCGTTGGCTGGGGTGACCGTCGTCTTAGGGGGTATGTATTTCTCGTCAGCCAAGGCTAGTTCACCATTTTGGAAAATGAAAACGTTCGGAGCGAAAGTTCGGAGCTAATCAAAAAGTTCGGAGTTGAGGATCTCCTGCTCAGCGTGCCGCTTCTCTAACTTGCGGCGCTCTTTGGCACGCTCGATCCACATCCTCTTGCAGCTGGGACAATGCCCCATACATAGCTGTTTATAGGGATGATAAGCTGTCCAGAAGCCATCGTCTTCGTAATAGCCTCTCTGGCTTACTACGATGCCCTTGTAACCTGGGCCACCATAAATCGGCCGCTTATTGTATGCTCGTCTGGTTCTAGTCATATAGGCGCAGCTGTAGCTTGCTGCCGATTTTCTCAGCCTTCAGTTTATCGCCGTGGTAGATGATCTGGTCCTTCAGATCACAGTCGCTCGTGTTCAGCCAGATAAGGAGAGCTTCTGCCGTCTGGAACTCAGCTACACACTGCTCATCCCAGCCCGCTTCTTGATATACGTAGTACATCTTATCTCTCTGCAAAAAGCCACTAAGGAGACTCGAACTCCCAGCCTTCCGTTTACTGGACGGACGCACGTACCGATTGTGCTTCAGTGGCAGATTAAAAATCGAACATCCCACGCTCTCTCATCTCTCTAATGGTCTTTACGAGATCAGCCACTGCTTTATCGTGATGTGCCTCTGATATTACTACCACAGCTTTGCAGATCTGGCTGTGTGCATCTATCATCTCAGATGCAGGTGTGTCAAAGACGTCAAGAGGTGTGCGGACAATCACGTCCGTAGCGCCTATTTTGATTTTAGTGATCTGCTTCAAAAAAACGCTCCCCCTTCCTACTTCGTCCCACCTGCCAATGGGCAGCATCATCCTTTTCGAAAGGGACTTACAGCATTTTATCGGAAAGGCTCACCCTTCCTATGATTCGACATCCTGCTTGTAGTCCTTCCCGAACTTCTCCATCTGGTAGTCCACAAACAGGCCTTCGTCCATCACTCTGAGTATCCTCTCAAGAGCACACCGAGTACAACGAAGCTCTTCGAGAACTTTGTGAGCATAAGGAGCATCGTCAGGATATGTGTTCATCCTGGGTACTCCACCACAGTTTCCGCGGTCTCTCTTACCAGGACCCTCTGGGCTCTCAGATCCTGCTGGATTCTGCGAGCGATGTTCTCTGGAGTGGGATTGCCAACCATCGGCACGAAGGGAAGGCCTGCGTAAGCCAGAGTGGCACCTAAAGGATCGCTGGCGTTCAGGAGAACCCGGTTATTCCAGTTGTTCTCGAAGTACCGCTCGATTCCTTTGTTATCGACAAGCAGCCCATCTTCGGTAGGTTCTCCCCTGAAATAAACCTCAACTACCCAGGTATGGCCATGCAATGGTTTGTTATTCTCGTCGGCATCAAACAGCCGGTGAGCTATGTTTAAAACGAGCTTCTGGTAACTGATCACGTTTAAAACCATCCTATAGAATAGATAGCAGCAAACCCCTCCCTACTTTATCCAGCAGTACCGGGACAAGAGATCCCTGTCTGACGCCAATGGGCGGCTTCATCCTTTCAGGAGGGACTTACCCCCTGCTGAAAATGAATACATCCAAAATCTTCGTCGGTTGCGAACTCGACCGTCTGGCATGTCTCGGCTATGGCACAGATCGTCTCGGCGTTTGCCAGAACCGACATCTCATCGAAAAATTCTTTCAGAGCTTCCTCATAAAGGAGATAAGGACCGCTGTCAGAGAAGAACTTCGACCGGCATCTTCCAAACCGCCCAGCAATCCAGCCCCAGCTCTTACAATCTTTGCATCTCATGAATCACATCAATCCTTTGAGAAGATTATACAGCGATATGCCAAGGAGTGCAGCCATGGCATATGTTATGAACGTCCAGGCATCGTCACTCATAACGCTGAAGGCAGGATTCGAACCTGCTCGCGCCTTTTTTCGGCGCAATGGAGTAGCAGTCCACCGCGTTGCCGTTCCGCCACTTCAGCTTAGAATTTCCACCTGCTTTCCGCTGATACACGCTGGGGCACTATTACCGGCACAGGCCTCGATACCTGGTTACTCAATAAGCCTGATACGACCATAGCCAGAGCGTCTGGTGCGTCGTCGTGAGCATCAGATGGAAAGGCTCGGAGCTGGTTGACCAGGGTAGGGTATCTCTGTCGCCAGTCATCCAGGAAGACCAGCTGGCCGTTGGAGTAAAAGGGCTCCATAGACCGGATTCGGTCCTCTTTCTTGGCAGAGTTCCAGACGAACTCATAAGGAACTGTCACTCCCTTGGTCAACTGACGCTTCCGAAGCTCCTGCTCGAATAGAGACTGACCCTTGGCGGACTTGGCATGGCCAAGAGAGTTGGCCTCGATCCAGATCTTTTCGTATTTGAAGAACGTATGGAGATCGATGATCTTGTCAATGGTCCTGCTCTGGTTCTCTACCGCCATGTCGCAGGCAAAGGGAACCCACCGACCATCAGGCAGGACAAGCAAGGTTACTATGGACGCAAAGTCCGAGGCTCCTTCTGAAGGGTCACAGGCTGCATAGAACTTGGCAGGCTGCTCAAGGACTTCGCTTAACGGTATGGTGTGCATCCGGTCAGGAAGGAATATGCCTCCCGATGCTGATATGTTCCAGTTGCCGTTTCGAAGCTGCTCACGGGTAACGTAGTCCAGCCTGGAAAGAGCCTGCTCGTAAGCTTCTTTATCGATATGTGGGTTATCATCGAGCTTAGCCGGGACGAAGATTATGTCGTCAGCGGTTTGGTTGCCATTGATTGGAAAATGCTGCTGACACCACTCATGGCCTACACCGCCAGGGTTGCTGGCCGACCGCATGCGGATAGGTACCGGCATGCTCTTGAGCCGGCGGAGTCTTGAGAATAGGTAAGTATACTGGCTCTCAAGAAACTGGGTTAACTCATCGAACCCCACATACTGAAACTCTGAAGACTGGTAGCGGTATTTATCACGTTCAACCTCCAGGTAGCCGAAAGTGATCGTGGCCCCGGAGGGAAACGTCCAGACTTTATTCTTCTCATCCCAGTGAGCGTCAGTATCTCCGAGCCACTCGAAGGCCCTGTCCATCAGTGCTCCTGGAAGAGAGAGATCAGAGTAGGTGCGACGAAGCAGAAGTGCTGCATAGCCGGGCACTTTCACATACTGGAGAGCGCCCATGAGCAAACAGTCCGATTTCCCGCCTGAAGCCGCTCCTCCGTATAAGCCCTCTAACCCGTTATAGGCCAGGAACTTCCTTTGCTGCTTGTACGGAAGGTGAGGAATGTACTCGTTCTCCCAGACAGTCTTCTGGAGAATCGCCACCCCCATCCAGCCCAGATCCTTGATCTCCTCCGGGCTCAGGCAGGACAGCAGCTGCGGCCAGTCCTCGTGCCTCGTTGAACCGCTGCTCATACTCGAATGCTAACCTTTTAATATCGTCGAAAATGTTAGAAACGTCAACTCTCAGAATCGACTCGCCGTCATTGGTGATCTTGACATTCTGCTTATCAGACCACCTCTCAGGTGCCTTGTTCACAAGCCAGAAGCGCTGGGCGTTGAAGTTGCCCTCTAAGGCGCTGTTGAACAGTGCGTTCTCAACCAGCTCGTTGGCTTCCATCTCGGCCTCGTCAACCATTGCTTTGAACTCGGGATCCTCTTTCATATGACGACGATAAGTCTCGGGAACAATCCCGACCTTCTTGGCCGCTGCTTGCCTTCGGATGCCCTGAGCCAGAAGCTCGATGAATGCCTTCTGCTTCTCTGGTCCGAACTTGGTCATCCAAACCATGGATATCACATTGAAAAATTCATAATGGGGATGCCAGCGCCGCCCCTTCCCGACCCCTCCAATGGCGAGATCGGGCCGAAAAAGAAAGTGCATCCCGTAGCGGAGCTAGGCGCTGGTCGTATTAGTTAATCATTATCTGCAAAGCCCTTATTGGGAAATGTCGGCCGGATGCTGTCCGGGTCTGCTTCTGGCGATCCGGGTATGTAGGTTCCTGATGCCGCGAGTTTCATAAGCAGGCGCTCTTCTGGTGTGAGCTGCTTTCGCTTTTTCTTGCGGGCGGTGTTCTCATCGATCTCCTTAATCCTAATTTCATATTCAGCCCGCTTGACTGCGGTCTCTGCCAGGACGCGATCGGCGTTAGCCGCCCGAAACTCGCTAATCTTAGCCATGTTGTTGGGGATCGACTTCGGCAAGATTGTTTAATCTGAGTGCTCCGGTTTGCTGCCGGATATCCTGAGACGTTCCTCCATCTGTTCACGTTCGAACGGAAAGATGTATCTCTCCTTGGGGGTTATCTTGTACCGCTCTAGCAGGATTTTGCAGGTATTATAGCTGAGTACCGGATGATTGTCTTCGGGCGGCGGGTCGATCGGTATGTCATAGTATGCTTCGACGATCCAGGCATCATCGTCAATGGGACCGTATAGTATGTCCTCGTCATCAAGATACCTGGTCCCCGTCACTATCGTAGCCTCTTTGAATAAGCGCGAGCGTAGTAGCGATCATAACAGCGGACAAGCTCTCCACTGTCACCGCGTGATTTGGTTTCCGGGATAGGCACATGCAGTCCCTTCT